AATCGATCCCACAGATGAGCCAAGTACCAGCAGCCGTCGCTCCGAGCAACTACGTGGTGGCAGCACCACAAGCAGCTCCGGTCAGCTACCAGGCAGCACCTCAGGCTTATCAAGTGGGTACGAGCTACCCCCAAGCGGTACCTCAGGCGAACCCCAGTTACCAATCAAGCCCTACTCAATACGCCCCCCAATCCCAACCGGCGGCACCTCAGGGCAACCCATGGGAGTCGGCGTTCAACAAGGTAGTGGGGCTACTGAGCGCACCAGTCCAATCCCCGTTCCAGGGTCAACCCTCTCAAGCGGCACCTCAGTATACCCCGGCCAATTACGGAATTCCGTACAGCCAAGCTACGCAACAATCGGCTCCGCAGACTTGGCAAGCCAACCAGGCTTACTTGCCCAACTCTTCCCCAACCTCCTCGACGGCATCCTCGGCGGTTCAGGATCAACAGGCGATAAATACGGCGGTAGCAGATTACTACAATCTGAGCAACGAGACTCGTCAGGTTCTGGACGCGTTCGGGATGGAAGCGCCAGCAGTCCTGAACAACTACGCGCTAAACCTGGAAGCAATGGTGGACAGCGCCGTCGCATGGGGAAACCGCGCAACTAACTGCATTACCGGTTACGCCAACTTTGCCGTTAATGAGCACCAGGAGAACCTCGCTTATAACGAGATTCTGACTAACCCTGATGTACTCAGCGACTACACACTTAAGTTCTTCGGTCCTGAAGGTCCTTATCCTGTGTACGAAAATGAAGAGCAACTAGCTACTCGTGGTTATCCCACTCAGCCCGCTGGTTATGCACAAGTAGGTCAGTTCCCTGCACCTCCTGCTGCTGCTGCTCCTCAAGCCCCTGGTAATTTCTGGGGTGAATTTAACGACACAATGACACGTGATCCACAAAATGCTTGGCGCATTTTGAATCAAGCACAACCTCAAACTGTTGCAAACAAACTGTTTGTAATGGAGTAATACATCAGCTTGTAATGAATAAATTACAAGCTGTTAAAATCATGTTAGATAAGACATATAATGTCTGAATCTTTCACCCTGTAAAAACATTCCCCGAGAACTGGAGGATAAAACAAAGTGTTCATTGATAACGATTTTCCGAAGATTCTAGGTGCGGAACTTTACCGTCCCCACCCTGCTTATATTGCGGAAATGGCTGTTGAGCCCGTGGTCGTCCACGACTTCACACGTCAACCTGGTCAAACTGTACAACTCGACCGCTACAAGTTCTGGGGAACCCCTGGCACTAAGGATAGCCGCGAGCGTATTGCCGACCAAACCATTGGTACCGCTAATAGCCGTAACATCACCAAGGAGAAAGTCCTTGTGGTGCTTAAGGAGTACACCGGTCCTGCGGACCCTGGTGATCCTACCCAACCTTCAACCTTTAAGATTGCTCGTGAGACTCTAGTTACCGCTCAGCGCATGTTGCTGGACACAGGTAACTTGAATATGTTCCACCAATCTATCGGTAGCCTCACACTGCTAGATGACTATCGTCGTTGGCGCGATCGCGTCTTCCTTGACGAACTAGCTAAAACTGAAGCTAATGGTAAAGCCTCTGGAACCCAAGGTGGTTACTACTTCGCTGGTAACAAAACTAAAGATGCATCTAATCGCATTTCTTACACAGCTACTGAGTATACAGCGGATCTCCAACAGTTCCATGTAGCTACTGACTTGCTGACCGTAGTTAAAGATTTGCGTAAGCGTAACGTACCAAGTTTTGCTGATGGTTTGTATCGTTGCATTTGCGACCCTACATTCATGATGCACTTGCGTCGTGACCCTGACTTCCGTGAGATTGCACGTTATGCCGGTAACCCCGGTCAAGGCATGTACATGGCTAACCCCATGATGCCTAACAACGCCAGCTTCTTCATGGGTCCTCAAGCTGGTCAAGCTTACTTCTTGGCTGGTGAACCTGTAATGCCTACTGGCGTTCAGTTTGAAGGTGTGAAGTTCTATGAGTCAACTAACTTCCCAACCAAGAACGTTACTACATCCTTCACCGACACAGGTGGTACCTACACTTCTCAAGAAGTTGCACAAGGTTACTTCTTTGGTCCTCAAGCAATTGGTGTTGGTATTGGCGGTCCTAACGCTCAAGTACTCATCAACAACAACGATGACTTCAGTCGTTTCATCATCTTGATTTGGCAACTGTATGCTGGTTTTGAAGCCTTGAACAAGGACTTCGTTACTACCGCATTCAGCTACGTCTCCGATGACGGCACTGTTTAAACATAATCACTGTAATAATCTCCAAGGAAAAAATAAATGACTTATTTGTCCGCTAAGAAAATCTACCCAGGCAACTGGGCAGAACCCCTGAACGGTTGGTACAAAAACATTGATACCAACGACAACGGCTCTAATGATGCAACTAAAGGTGGCCCTACTTCCGTATTGGCTCTCCCCGGTTATCGTTATTTTCAACAACGTGGTTATGTCGCTGTAACCGCAACATCTGGTGCTGGTGCAGTATCTGCTGCTGATGTGATCGTTCCTTCTCCTTATCAGAATGACGACACACGTACCAACATTACTGGTATGGTTATCTCTGGTTCATCTACCCTACCTGCTTACGTGTACCGCACTGCGGTTTCCGTAGCTTCTGGTTGGGGTGATGGTCGCGTTGCTTCTGGCATCTATGCCGCAACAGGTAACGTATTATCATTCGGTCGCAGTAATGCTGGCTCACCAACCGCTGCATCTGGCATTGGTGAAGGCGTTATTCAAGCAAACCTAACCTCTACGGTTTCAGGTAGCCAAGCTGGTGAAATCTTGTTTGCTGCAGGTGTTCAAGGTTTTGGTACTAACCCTTTCCTTATCGCCTCTGGTGCTGCTGGTGTAACAGCCGGTAATGTAAACTACGCTGCTACTGCATCCACCACCATGAAGGTGTTTGCAAAAGAGACAGCTAACAGTACAGCTACTTCTGGTGGTTTCTACATCTCCAGTGGTGATTCACTTGCTGGTCGTGCAGGTTACTTTGTAGTTGAAATATGCTACATCCAACCTGATGAAGCTCCTGGATACGAAGATATCGATAGCTACTTAATTGGTCGCACTGTTAGCTAATTAGGGTAAACTAGGACCAGAACACTCTTCTGGTCCTTATGCTCTATCAGCACAAAAAGACAGGCGCACGCCTCAAAGTTATAAGCGAGTGGGATAACGGCGATTGGTTTATGGTCGAAGACCAAGACGGACGTTTATTTACAGCTTATAAAACTGAAATATCTCCTGATGAAGATGCCACTAAAAAGGTAAAGACTCTTCAGGTAAAAGATAAAGCAGCAAAAGAAGAGCCACGTACTTTCCCTCCTGATCATCGCTTGAATGTAAATTCAGCAACTGCTCAGATGCTCGCAGATCATATCAAGGGCATTGGTCTTAAGACCGCTCGTGAGATCAAAGATCTTCAAATGTCCTTATCAGGTGAAAGATTCAACAATCTCGAACAACTGAGACAGATTAAACGAATTGATTGGGAAAACGTTTTTGCTGCTGATTTAATACGTGTTTAATACTCATCTCCTATTTACCCCTGGGAAACTGGGGGTTTTTGCTTTTAGAATAAAAGAAAAATAAAATACAAATGGCAGGTTTAATACCGATAGGAAAAATTGCTAGTCCCGGAGAAGATGTCTTTGCGACTACTGGACCACATCTTGATGTACGTGTAATTCCACAATTTGGAAAAGATAAAGGTAAAAAAATTAACCCAGAGACAATAAGATCTTTACTTCAAAATATACAAGCTGCAGGGAAGCCTATCGTACAACAAGGCAAAGATGGTCAGTGGAGCTGGAACAATCCAATCACATCACGTTTTGGACCACGTTCTGCACCTACCGCAGGAGCATCAACGTACCATGAGGGAATTGATTTAGGCATTGGCGCTGGGACGCAATTAGCTTATAAAGGTTATGGTACCTTTACACCAAATAAAGGTTATGGTACTTTATCAACTACAGATCCAAAAGGACAACCTTATGATATTCAGTTCTTACATACAAAACCAGCGGGGAGCAGTACAATTGCATCAACTACACCGGCTGTAACTACACCTGCACAAACAACAACATCCACTGACGCACGAACAGAAGATATACTTAAAGCTTTCTTGTATGGTGCAGGATCTACAGATAAACCAAAGGAAGCACCAAAGACATTTGAACAACAGTTGAAGGAACAGTTATTAGGTAATGTTTTGAGTCAAGCACTTAATCCACAATCTTTCCTGTCATCCTACTCAACAAGTAATCCGTTTATACAAGGTAAGTCTGCAGCAACAGGTGATTTCCTTAACAATGTATTTAGTTGATTACATGCTTTTATAATAAATAGATAAGGAGGAATAGAAGTGCAACTCTCTGACTTCGACAAAAGCAGAGTTAGATACCATCTGGGCTACTATGTGGTTTCTGTTCCAGCGGGAGATTATGCTCGTTTAGAAGAATCTTTGAACACTGTTCCTGATTCTTACTTCTACGACAAAATTGCTATTCAAATAG